TCGTTTTGGCCGAGCCGTAAACAGTTCCTGCACAACCGGAACCGGATCTTCACAACCAAATGGCGTTGTAACCGCTTCAACTCTTGGAAAAACGGCAGCATCTGCAACAGCTGTTACCTTCGCCGAAATCCTTGATCTGAAACATTCCATTGATCCGGCATACCGCGCATCAAATTCATTCGGTTTCATGTTGAATGACGCGATCCTTGCTGTTCTGAAAAAACTGACCATCGGCACATCTGATGGCCGTTCCTTATGGATGCCTTCCTACGTTGCTGGACAGCCTGACCGGATTGATGGTACGCAGTACTGGATCAATCAGGGCATGGACAGCGCAATGACCACAACGAAGAAGATCCTGCTTTGTGGCGACTTTTCCAAGTACATCATCCGTCAGGTTCAAGACTTTACGGTATTGCGCCTTGACGAACTGTACGCAGCCAATGGCTTGGTAGGTTTCCAAGGTTATGCCCGCTGGGATGCAAACTGCATCAACACAGCAGCAATCAAGCACTTGAAACTTGCGTAATTGTGAGGATCTTAATGATTGAATCAGTTGCAAGCATTGAGTTCCAATATGCGAAAAGCATGGAATACGATGCAACAGAAGAAGTCGCAAAAGATTTGATAAAAGCAGGGTTCGCCGTAATGGTGAACCCTGCTATTCAAAAGGCGATTTATAATAATTCAGAAAAACAAACAAGGAAGAAATGACACAGGACGCGCAAAGATTAAGCCTAAGACCGCCAGTCGTTGAGATGGAATGGTACAGAGGTGCTACTTTGCCCATTGTAGTCATTGGAAAAGATGAAGACGGTGTTGTTGTTAACCTTACCGGAGCAACAGCAAGAATGCAAGTCAAGAATGCCGCAGGAACCGTAGTGCTTACACTTCAAACTGGTGGACTTGGTATTGTATTGACTGCACCAACACTGGGGGAATTGACAATCAGCCCTGAGTCAGTTGGAACAGGAACACTAACGCTGGGCAACCTACTGTATTATGATCTGAAGGTTACGCTTGCAGATACAACGGTTTATCCTTGGTTTAGGGGGACTATCACGCTAATTGACAAAATTACAAGCTAATGACTATCAATGTCGCGGTATCAAGTCGGGTTGTCAATATCACCTTTCCGAGATCACTTCATGGAGATGTGCAGTATTGGCTGGATGCACTTGCACTGTACGACAGCGATGAAAGCGCAAAGGCCGCAGGGTTAACAATTGGCAGTTGGTACTTAACAGCTTATAATCACATATCAGCACCTGGAGGAATTCCAAAAAAGATACAAGTATGACAAGTCAGGATACTTTCACAGGTGTAACAATAACCAAGTCTGCAAACCTTCCTGTTGCATTCGATGACGTTCGCAGACAATTGCGACTTGACGACATTGCGCAAGATGACGAGTTGATACAGTTGTACGTATCAGCAACCTGCGACCAAATAGAAAGGCTATATTCTGTTGCAATGTTGACTCAGACAATTGTGGAGACACATTCGCAGTTTCCAGAAGTCGGAGACCAAGCAATCAGCCTATCAATAAGACCAGGGCTTTCCATTACGTCAATACAGTACATTGATTCCATCGGAGTCACAAGAACGATCAATCCTATTGCTTACCGATCTTACGCCAACAGCCGTTCATTTGTAGTTATGCCCACATACGGTTACGAATGGCCGATTGATCTAACTGTACAGCATGATGCCGTCAGAATCACATACACAGCAGGACATGGAGACACCCCGGCAACCGTGCCTGCTGCGATGAGACTTGCCATATTAAACATAGTCGGTAAGATGGACGCAAACCGCGAAGACATGGTACAGGAAAAAATAAACGCATCCGATATATTACTGCTTCCATTTTTTCAATTCAGATCATAATGGCGACAAAGAAAACAAACATAGGACAGCTAAACCAAAGGATAGCGATTCAACAGGAAACTGCAAGCCGTGGGGATTTTGGGCAGGAGATATTAACTTGGAGCGACTTAACATCGTGCTGGTCATTGGTAGAATTTTCAATGGCAGGATCAGGCGAAGGAATAGCAGCAGATCAGATAGTTGTAACAACAAGGGCAGACTTCACCATCAGATACCGAAACGATATTGATGAGAAAATGCGGATTGTTTACAATGGATCAAATTATGGCATATTAAATATAAAGAATACGGGTAGATCAGCCTACATGACAATTCAAGCGCACAAGGTAGAATGAACATAGGTAAGTACATATACGCCAAGTTAATAGCATCAACGCCTGTAACGGCATTGGTTTCAACGCGTATTTACCCTGTCTTGATCGGAGAAAAGGTATCGTTTCCTGCCATTGCCTACATGGTTGAAACTTTGCCAAAAGACAAGCAAAAAACACAAGCATCAGGGTATGACATTGAAACCGTCACTTTTCATTTTTGGTCTGACATCCAGCAAGGGGCAGACGGATATAATAAGATCGGGCAAATAGACGCAGCAATCCGTCAAGTGTTTGACTTCACAAGCGGAACGCTTGGGGGCATTACGGTTGAACACGGGTATTTCGTGTCTTCAAAAGACATTTTCAACGAAGATAGAATGCTGATTGGAAAGGAAGCCATCTACACTTTCATTACGAAAAATTAATGGCAATGAGGTCTACCGAAAGCCAAATGAATGAGATAATTGTCGAAATCTCAAAAGTAAACAATCAGGTAGGGAAGACAATAAAAAACGAGCTTTCAGTAGCAGCAAAGCCAGTAGTTAGTAATCTTCAGGCAAATACACCTGTCGGAACAAGAACGCACAGACGATATTCAAATGGCAGTGTTGTTGCCACTTATAATCCCGGTAACCTGAAAAAATCAATAAAAGTATTGCGTTTTGCGGCAAGCAAATCGGCTGTTTTTGTTGGGCCTTCTGTTGGGAAGAAAAAACCAAATGACGGATATTACGCAAGATTCATACAATTTGGTACCAAATTCATCGGCGCAAACAGATTCATTGAAAGAGGATTGTCAACATCACTAAATGAATCCTTGAAAATAATGACTTCGATACTGAAAAGCAAAATAGACAGGATATGAAAGTACAATACTTGAAAGACTTCACCACAACGGATGGTTTTGAAATCAAAAAAGGGTGGACAGTTGAACACGATGACGCTGTTTCTGCCATTCAAATAGCCGCAGGATTATGCGTTCAAGTTGATGATGCCGCATACCCTCGAAGGCAGGAACAGCTTGTTTTTGAATGCGCATCACCATCACAAATACCAACACCAAACAAATCAACTTTCAAATTCTAAATAATAAACCATGCCGGGAACAACGGGAACAGTATTAGCTAAAGCAATGAAATTGTGGGTAGGCACATCTTCTCCAGTCGCAATCACCTGTCAGGTCGATGCGTCAATTTCAATGTCAACAAACATGATTCAAACCTCCTGCAAGGACAGTGGGGCAGATGGCGCATACCTGCCGGGTGAAAAGTCATGGACAGCATCAGGTAGTGGGAACTTCGCTTTTGATGCAACGTATGGCGAAAGCCAATTGTTTGCTGCATGGAAAGATCAGACTGTTGTCGCTGTTGTTTTCCAAAACACCGTAGTAGGTGACAAAAAGTATAGTGGCAACACGTACATCACATCCCTTTCCTTTAATTCATCCGGTAACGATGAAGCCGTGACATTTGACTTTGAATTGCAAGGCACAGGCGCATTGGTTGAAGCAACCATTTCATAGACAGCTTTTAGTAAGGCATTGGTTATGCCAGTGCCTTACTTTTTTTTCAAACTACCTAAGAAAAAAAACATGAAATTTCAATCCATTGAAATAGGCGGGAAGCTAAGGCCGATCCGCTTTTCTTTTGCCGCCTTGTACGAATACGAAAAGAATACAGGCAGAAACGCACTTCAGGACTTCGCACAACTGCAAGGCGAAAACATCAGCGTAACCATTGCCGCTGATCTGATTTACGCAGGCCTTTCGCTTGGGTGCAAAACCAACGGTGTAATGCCTGACTTCACCCCATACGACATTGCAGATTGGTCATTCCAATCACCAAATGTAATTGCCAAGGCAATGGAGATCTTTACCGAATCATTTTCAAAAAAGGAGGTTGAGACGGGCAAGGAGTCAGGAAAAAAGAATTTGAGGGCTGGGATAGCCTAATGGAGATAGGCGCAATCTGCGGAATGACAGAAACAGAATTTTGGGACTCCACACCGCGCTATCTTTCAGCCTGCGTTGAAGCAGTGCAACAACGTCAGCAGTTGTCTTGGGAACAGTCGCGGTATATTGCTTTCCATGCAATCAAGGTTGGAGACACCAAGAACAAGTTAAGAAAACTTACAGATCTTAACAAGTTTCCTTGGGAAATCACCGCACCGCGACCGATTAACAGGATAGAAATGACCGAGTTTTCCGATGATGCAGACGAGGTTTTACGAATAACCAATCCGACTATTTACGCGGCATTACAAGCAGCAAAACAGCAAGAAAATGGCCAATAAAATAGGTGATCTATTAATACGGATTGGATACAGTTTCGACAGCGCATCGTTGAAGAAGGCGCAAGCCGAACTGAAAAAGTCAGGTAAAGACCTTTCTGATGTTGGGCAAAGTATTAGCATTGGATTGTCTGCCCCATTGGCCGCTTTTGGTATTGCCGCCATTAAGGCAGCCGGAGACATAGAAGGGTTGTCGCTTGCAATGAAATCAACCTTTGCCAACGCAGGCCGTTCGGCTGAAGAAGCGGCGGTAGAGGTTCGAGCATTACAGGAAGCAGCAAAAGCGCCAGGACTTGAATTCGAACAGGCTGTTCGTGCTTCAATCCGATTACAAAGCGTTGGGTTCACAGCGGAGGAAGCACGTGTAACCATTCAGGAACTTGCTAATGCAATTGCATCAACAGGAGGATCAGCCGAAAACCTGACAAGCGTAACGCAGCAGTTCGCGCAGATGTCGGCCAAGGGTACAATATTACAGGAAGACCTAAAAATTATCAAGGAAAACCTACCATCAATCAGTGGATTGATGCAGAAGGCTTTCGGCACAACAACTGCCGAAGGTCTTCGCGATCTTGGTATAACCGGGAAGCAGTTCATCGAAGAGATGACAAAAGGCATGGCAGGTCTTACGCGTGTGGAAGGCGGTATATCCAATAGCATTGTTAATGCAGGTAGTGCATTGACACAGTTCTTGGCAGGAATTGGTGAAGAGATCAACAAGACATTCAATCTTTCTGAAAAAAGTAACCAGTTCGCTGATTACTTGAAAGGGCTTGGTGACACGTTCAGAAACCTATCAGATAATACAAAGCAGTGGATTGTTAAGATAGGATTGTTCCTCACTGCCTTGGGGCCTGCCATCGCAATCATGGGAGCCATTAAGTTGGCGACTGGTCAGGTGGTCGGTGTAATCACTTCCGTTATTGCGCCACTAAAGGCTTTTTCGGCAGGATATATAAGAGTTGCAAATGCCGCCAAATTAGCAGCAGCGGAGGAGATACTTGCCACCAAGGCAGTAGAAGCCGCAAAGGCATCAACAGCAACAGCAAACCTTATATTTGAACAGGCC